CAAGCGCTGCACACAGAATTCGGTGAGGCTGGTCTCGGCCCATGGATGACATGGTCCATGGCTGGCAACAAGTTTGCAGGGACCAAGGACATTGAAGTCCACTGGAAGAGCTTTCACAGCGGCAAAGGTGTTGGCATTGGCACACTCTTCAAGCACGCCAAAGACAATGGCTGGGAGCCGCCAACCAAGCAGGCCGAAAGAAAAAGCGCGGTGGAAGACTTTGCAGCAGTGATCAATGCGCCAGTGGCCACCGATGCGCCACAAGGCTGGCCAGAGCGCCAGCTATCCATTGGCCAGATCAGGCCCATTCGCTACATGGTCAAAGGATTTTGGGCGCATAGTTTCATGGTCTTGGCCGGTCAGCCTGGCATAGGTAAGACCACAGCAGTGATCAGTCTGTGCATGGTCATGGCAGGACTACAGGCCAAGGACTGCGAACTCACAGCCACTAAGAAACGCAAAACAATCATAGTGACTGAAGACTCGGACCAAGTCGAAAGAACTCTCACTGGATACGCCAGACATTACGGGATTAGTGCTGATTCATTATCCCAGTGGTTTGTCATCATCGATGCCAAGAGGTCTAATGTTAAAGATTTACTTATGCTTGCACATAATGTGATTCACCACACAATAGATAATGTCCGGCCATTATTGGTATTAGATACTGCCAACGCCACAATGGATATTGATAATGAGAATGACAACTCTGAAGTGGGTGCATATATTGCAGCCCTTAAACAAACAATCTACATCCAACTGGACACGCCAGTCTGCATCATTACCCACACCAACAAGACCATATCCAAGTCGGACTCAGATGCCACAGCCCGTGGAGCAAGCGCATTTACAGGTGATGCAACCCTCACCGGCATTCTGTTTGAAGATGAGACCAAGACCCGATATATGCGCCTGGTCAAGACCCGCTACCAGCCCAACTTCAGAGAAATCAAATTCCAGTCAGATGTCTTTGCCGACACTGTGCTGGATGAAGACGGGGATATCCAAGAGCAGATGGTGCTGCTGGTCGTGCCGGCCATGTCCTCGGAAGATGACCGAAGGCAGGCAGCCAACGACCGAATGAATGACAAGCGCCAGCAACAAGTCCAAGATGCAGCAGATGCTGCCTGCAACTTTGTCCAGTCCATCATCAATGCCAAAGGCGCGGTCATCATGCGCAGAGGGTCAGGGCGGCCATCAGTGCCAAAAGAAATGCAATCAATGCACCAGTTGGAGTGGGCTGACATTTATCAGGTTGTGCCAATGGCCGACCAAAGCTATTCAAGACGGGCAGTAGGAGCCGCCATATTCCAGCGCTTCTGTCAGGACCAGTCAGGCACTGGATGGGTTCAATTAAAGTAAAGCGGTAAAGCGGTAGTAAAGCGGTAGTAAAGCGGTATACCTGTTTAGACAATGGCTGGCTCTGTTGGTATAAGTGGGGTCCTTAGACCCACTTATCCACAGGCAAGTCTGGCAAGTTTTGTGATGGTGAAAAGTAAAGCGGTAAAGCGGTAGATTTCCTTTGTCTATACCGCCTTACTTTTAACGATTTTTGGAGGTAAAGCATGGTCCAACAAGTTGAGCAGTTATCCACAGGTTATCCACATTTGTGGGATGAGAGGGTTTTTTGCCATGAATGCAAGCATTCGTGCATGGTCGAGCAACGCCAGTCAATGCCAGCCGAACAGATGGAAAGGCACAGAAAGGTCAACTCAAAACCACTTCAGTGGATGTTTGACCAGGCAAAGGTCAAAGGTGGATGGGCAACAGTCACATGGTCCGAACACCAGTGCAGCCAAACAGGACTGGCTGCATTCCCAACCGACATCAAGCACCGATGCCATATGTTCCAGACCAAACCCTTGGCAGTAGAATCCGAAGAATGGTGGTTGACTTAAAACGCAAAAGAAAAAGCATTGAACACATTGACCAAGTCAAGGTGGTCCAACACTTTCGAGCGTTCTATCCGGACATCATCATTGCAGCAATACCCAATGGTGGCGATAGAACGGCCTCAGAGCGCGTCAGATTGCACAGTGAAGGGGTATTGGCAGGGATGCCTGACCTTTGCGTCTTGGAGCCTAAAAACGGGTTTCATGCGCTATTTGTGGAAATGAAGACCAAGGCCGGTGTGGTCTCAGCCAAACAAAGCGCTGTGGGTTTGCAGTTAAATGCAAAAGGGTATCGAGCAGTGATCGCCAGATCAGCTGCCGAAGCAATTAAATCAATCGAGGATTATCTGAATGGCCAAACCAAAGAAGAGTGCAAACACATTGAGTGAACTTGCCGACAACATTGTCGAGCGCCAGCTCACACTGCGTGACCAAGCTGCAATCGATCGCAAAGAGATGTCAGGGATCAATAAGAAAATTCACGCATTCGGTGGTGAGGCTATGCTCTTTGACCATATCTCACAAGGGAAAACAACCGATTCAGTGATTAAGTCTTTGGACATAAGCATCGGTGGCTTCTACAAATGGATCGAAAAAGATGCCAAGCGGGGAGAACTCCTCGCACGCGCACGCACGCGAGGTGGGAGAAGTTTAGCAGAGCAGACCCTCGAAATTGCAGACGCTGCCACACCTCAAGAGGCGCAAGTGGCCAAGCTACGGGTCGACACAAGGCGCTGGCTGGCCTCTAAGCAGGCTCCAGACGAGTATGGTGACAAGCAGCAGCCCCTGGTCAACATCGACCTTGGAAGCATGGCGCTCGATGCACTGCGCAAGCGCACTATCGTGTCACTAGACGATTCTGCATAAATGAATACCAAATGATTCAGTCACTTTATACAATGGCCATTATGTTAAGTGGATAACTAGATATCCACAGAATTAAGTGCATTAAAGTATTACAGACCTGCTTATGCACAGGAATCTGTGGATAAAGTTGGCCAAAATCCGTGGATAACCTAGCGGTGGTCGGCTGGCGGTCGGTGGCCGCGACCCCCCCCGTGGCCGGCTTGGCGGGGGCGACTGTGGCGGCACTAAACACCTACAAAAAAAATTTCCTAAAAAATTTTTGAGGTAGTTAACAAATAAGCTAAATTGTGCAAAAATGTCAACTTCACAAACAACGGAGTAACCTATGCAAACGAAGCAAGCGACAGTCACAATCAAGGGTCAGGAGTGGATTGTCTTAGACACTGATGAGGTAAAAGACGGCAAGATGTTTTGCACACTGACGAATCCAGACAGCACAATTGTCTGGCACGCATGGGTCGATGTTAATCTAATTGTGGGGATAATATGAATATAGTGCTATTAACTAAAGTCAGAAGATTATTTAATGTTGATTATGTGCCTAATAGCACTAATAGACATAATCAGAAACAATATATCAAGGCGATTAGATTATTAGGTGATAAATGGCTAATACACCAAAACAACCGAATCCAGAAAATCCAGTGAATAAAAAGAAATGTCCACCATGCAATGGAAATTGTGATCAGGGTAGAAACTGTCCGGCCAGAAAATGAAGAGTAATTTTGTAAATAACCACATTCGGTTGAATGGGAACGTGCATGGCCACAAATTGCAGTTGTGTAATAAGTGCAATCGGCAAAAGCCGCCAGAGGGTGGGGTTGAGATGAGTGCATCGAGATGGATTTGTGCATCATGCTGGACTAATCGGGTGACCAGCCAGAACTTGAAGGAGATGGCCAAATGACTGATTTGTTGACAGCGTTGCATCTTAGTGTGATGTTGCTGGATTTGAAGATTCGGATGATGGAGGCTATCAATGAGGATCGGTTTGACCTGGCAATGACGTATCACTTGCTGATACTGGTGAGGACTGACGAGCTGGCTGCGCATAAGTGGGCGATGAGTCCCAAGGCTTGGGCCATCTATGAGACGATCCACCCATGAAAGAAAATGTTTTCAGTCAGTGGGTAGAGAGGTATCAGCCTGATCCTGTGCTGTTTGTGCGGGAGGTTTTGGGGGTGGACCCAGACCCCTGGCAAGTGAAGTTTCTTGGTGCTATAGCGAGAGGGGACCGGAAGATATCTGTCCGGTCTGGCCACGGGGTGGGGAAAAGTACGGCA